CCGATCTCATCAAGTTACTTGTTGCAATGGCAAATCTACAAGATGTGTCAGGCCCGGTCGTTGCGACGGGCCAACGAAATAAGGGTGCGAATGATCTCACCTCCCAACTGTTCTATGAGGCGCTGGCCGCGGCCACGGGCTTTGAGTCCTTGGACCGTGACAGCGTCGCTGGACAGATTTTGCGATCTGACCCTGTGCTTCGTGAAAACTTGGCGCAGGGTCTGTTGCAACACTGTCGTCGAGCAGCTGAGAAAGGGGGTGACCGTCGCGCCCATACTGTTGATTACGTCTTGACCGACTCTGAGAAGTCGGTCATGAAGAAAATGTATCCCCAGTATCTCTTGGAGTTTACTGGGAAGATCCGCCATGAGCATGCCTTTTCCGCCGCTACGCGCGATGCGGACGAGAGAATGTTTCTCGACGAGTTTCGGGGTATGCGTCAATCCCAACATTATGATGTGATGGTGAAAGATATTGGTGGTAACCCGGGTCGACATCTGACCCGGGGTCGGCTGAACGTCCATTCCTGTTTTCCGCGTCTTAGACCAGCGGATCAGGTTCGTCATACACGATTTATGGCTGACATGGCGCGGTTTCGTCCTGACCTTCGTGGTCGTGACTCGCGCTGTGTCTATAATAACTATTTGCGCGGTATCAATTTGTGTTCGCGTGTTGCGGAAGAGTGTCGCGTCACAGCTCCGTATCTGATTTCCGTACATTCCGCTTATGACATGGGTCGTGAGAAGTTGGCAAGTGCTATGATCTCCGCAGACGCCAACATCTTACGTGGTTCGATGATCTTTCATCCGGACGTCCTTGTCTTCGATAAAGGTTTGATACCGGATCAGGAAATGCACTTTCAGCGCTTTGAGCGTAATGGTGTGCCCTACATCCGGTTCTTCCATCCGATGGGTGGTAGTACAGACTATACTCACGACTATCGCAAGTATATCGAATTGATTGAAACCATTGGTTTCACGCATCGTGGCTTTGACTTCTCGGTCGAAATTGATCAAATGTGTGGTGGGCGAATTATCTTCACGATGTTTCGCCACTATGCCTCTGGCGTCCCACGTGGTGTTGAGTCGCGTACGATCCAACTGGGTCATGATGATAAACTTGTCGTTTACTACTGGCGAGCGCGTGACCCTGGAGTTGGTATTTGGAGTTTTCTACCATTTGTGAACCAGACGCGTTTGTCACGTGTGCGTATGGTCGTTCCGAAGAAGCTTTTCGAGAAAATGTACACCTATGCTACAACTTTGACTGAGGGTAAATTTGTGCCGCAGAACATTGTGAATGCCGGTCATGCGTATAATCAACGACAGGTGATTGGTGGTACCGTGATTGCCGAACGCTCTGAGAATTTGTCCGCTGCTGATGTTGTCACCCTTAGCCACGTCATCTATTTGCGTGTCTATATGCAGCGGTACGTCGAGTCCCAGACGATGGCGCACGTTAAGGAGGCGATCGATGCGTCTCGTCGTCACAAAACGTTGTGGTCGGCTCTGATTAACTTTCTCACATCACCGGTTTGGTCGGTGCGTACTGATGTTGATCTACCTCAGAATTTGTCGCTTGAGACGGTGGTAGCTGAGTCTCCTGTTCCGTGGCTGTCTACGGACAAATTGTTGCTGGTTGTGGAGAAACTACCGGCGATTTATACCATTGAACAGGATATCGAGTTTACGGGTGTGGGTGCGACTATACGTCCGGTCTTCGCGGAGCCGGAACCTGACGACGATCTCCCCCCCGAACCACCGACCGATCCAGGGGCTCCCTATAGTTGCACTGGTAAGTTTGTTGAGATACCTGTTGCGGCTGATGGGAATTGCTTCTTCCACGCTTTGCGTGCGGTTGGTGCCAGTGCTTTGGACCCCGTGTCACTACGTCAGAAGCTGTTGGCTGCCCGTGATTCTTGGGGCCTTGAACCGTATTTGGCCTCGGAGCAGGTCTCACGTCTGACAGACTTCTCTGAGAAACCATTGGTCCCTCACTGGGCCGACGAGACGACGTTCTTGGTTGCAGCGCGTGTTCTCGGTGTTACCATATGCTTGCATATGCGAGGCACCGTACGTCGTTATGGTAAAGGACCGGTATTTCATTTGCAGTTGACGTCGGAGCATGTCACCGGTTTGAAAGAATACGTGCCCTTGCCTTCTTGCCTTTCGGTTGACGTCTCTTCGACGAAGACACTTTCGGTTCCTGATCTCGATGATTATAAGAGTCGAGTCTTTTCGTCCATGTCCCTCAAGAAGGCTAAGACATGTGTTAATGCCGCGTATAAATATTCTGGTCTGGGGAACTGTGGCTATGTTTGTCGTTCCGGGGTCAAACTGGCCGAAATTTGCTACCGTTTCCCGGCCCTACTGAAGAATGTGACCGCCGCTCTGGATTTGTGCGCTGGTCCCGGTGGGTTTACGCAGTTTCTCGTCTCGCGTGGTCTGGTCGTGTCGTATGTGAATTGTGAGAGATACGTACCGATGATCTATCGCTCCACCGCCGCTGTCGACGTCTCTGAAGGTGGTGGAGATTTGCTCGACGATGTTGTCTTTCAACGCCTTACTGAGACTGAAGACATGTACCCGTTGGTTGTCGGTGACGGATGTCCTCCCGGTGACGCTCGCGGTGTTGTCCATGCAGATGATTTCTTCCCGCTGCTTGAGCGTCAGGTCGACCTCGCTCTGACTGTGGTGACTATCGGTGGATCGTATGTGCAGAAATTTATGTTTCCGCAGGATCCACGATCTGCCGTTTTGCTGCGTCGTGTTGCGCGTGTCTTTGAGACTGTGAAACTTGTGCGCCCTTGTTCCACACGCCCTGCCAGTGACGAGTTTTACGTCGTGGCTCTGAGCCATGACACAAGTGAGCGTGAGGTTGATGTTTTTCCGTCACTCTCTACGGTCGCCTGTGACCAGTATGAGGCGCTGCGTGAGGTGGAGGTTCTCTCTCGTGCGGTGACGATTCCACGGAGAGTCGCCGCTGTTGCCGATTTGCGTTCGGCTTTGGAGTTCTCACCTTTCGCTGGTGGTGAGTTGGTTTTGGAGCGGAAGTCTGCTGTCGCCGAATTCTACACAGATGCTTTTCGACCCGTGGCTAAGACCAGCCTCGACGCTGAGGCAGGGGGGGTTATACAGCGTCGTTTGTCACCAAAATTGATAACGGGTGCCCAACTTACCCAACAATTGTGTGCTGAGGGAAAGTGTGCCACGACATCTGGATCCTCATCACGGAAACTTCCCTCGCCCGTTGAATCGGTGGCTCGGTCCGCCACGAAACTTTTGCAGCCGGTTGTTGGTCTAAAAGTTGGAATCTCGCCTGCGGTTCGATTTCCCTATCAGAAGCCCGAACCCTCTTCGATTGATACGACCTCGGTTTATCTACATAGACCGGTTCTTGAACGAGTGCGGCATTTACCCGTCGTGGACATTTTGCGTCGGGCGGACCACGACTTTGGATCGTCCACTACCTTCTATACCGCTGACTCTTGGGGAACGGTTTCGTCTTCTTCGTCCGCTACCTACTATCGGTCTTTATCCTCTGCTGATCTCTCTGATGCGTCGGACTTCGCCCCTCCGACGCTGCTCGGTGTCTCGCACACCCTGCCTTTCGTCTCCGAGGAGTCGGACTTTGACCGTTTGGTGAGAACGATTAAAAGAATACCACCGATTCATCGTTCAGAGGTTTCTGAAAAATCTGAAAATGTCGCTCCGGCTAGTCTTGCCTCCGATATGGTGACAGAGTATTTGTCGATGCTGCGTCACATTATAGCTACAGAGAAGTCGAACTTCTCGATGTACTTTGAGAAGTCGATAGAGCTAGACTTCCGCTCCTTCGCGACGATGATTCAGCATGTGCCGGGTACGGACATAGGCTACGGACGTGTCGTTGACGCGAAACTTCACTTTGTCGTGTCTCCCAAAAATCCGCTTGACTATGTCTTTTGCTTCGATGGTAGTGACTTTGTCCGAGTCTCGGAGGCCGAGGGGAAGATGGTCTTAGTCAGTGAATTGACCGAGAAATTTTTCGAGGTCGAGTTCCTGGCTAAACATGATCGGGTCGACGTCGGAGACGTCGACGTCAAGCTGGTGCAAGCGGCAGCAGGTTGTGGAAAAACGACTGATATCGTTAGAAAGGCACGCGTTACCCGTGATGCTGTGATTTTGGCAGGAACAGTGGAAGGACGCGAGGACATTGAGCGACGTCTAGGCGACTCGAACGTGCGTGTTCGTACGATACAGTCGTTTTTGCTTTCTCCCTTTGTCTGCCGCGTCTTGTTTATCGATGAGGCTATGATGCAGCACCCGGGCATGGTTGTTCTCGCTGCGCATCTTAGTGGTGCCGCGGAGGTTTACGCCTATGGTGACAGGTGTCAAATACCGTTTGTCAACCGGGCGCGACAGTTCTACGTCAAGTACACGAATCTTGCGGACTCTTTCCCTACCGTCGCACATTTGATGCGCTCCTATCGTTGTCCGGTATCAGTTGCTGCGCGTCTTCATGATCGGTATCTCAGTGCGACGGGTGTCGGGATGACGTCTGTGCGTGATCAGCGTGATGGTGAGGAGTTGAAAGTCATTACAGGCCTTGATGCGGTTCCGCGTGCGGGATTCGACGTCTATTTGACTTTCAAACAGAGCGAGAAACAGACTTTGTTGGTGCACGGTTACAATGCTACCACCGTCCATTCCTTCCAGGGTAAGGAAGCGAAACATGTTGCGGTCGTGCGGTTGTCGAGTAATGCGCAAGACGAAATTTACTTGCGTGAAGAGTACGCGTTGGTCGCTTTGACACGTCACACAACGCGTCTCGTGTACTTTACGATGTGTACCACTGACGCTTTGGCTCGCTTGATCGCCTCGGTTCCTAGTGTGGATAAAGTTGATGAATGTCTTGACCCGGTTGCAGGTGGCACGTATGATGTACCGGATCTTGATTTTCTGTCGGTTCCTGTTGCTCCGCGGGGTGAAATCACCCATGATTTGGTGCTGACTACCCAGTCTGTGCGTGACTGGAAACGCCATATCTCCACTCTTCGTGTTGATAGACCGGTCGCGATCGACGTTCGTACTAGTTGCGATCTGCCTACCTTTCTCGGTCTTGCTCGTCGGTTGTTGCGTGTACCGGTCTTTTTGAAGTCCGCAATTTCCGGTTACGCTCCGTTTTGTGTTTTCAGCGTCATGAATCGGTCCGGAATGCGTGTCTGCCCGCGGCCCGTGTCTTTGTCGTTGCCAGAGGTTGATGAACCGAAAGTTGCCTTTGACGTACCGGCCATCACTACCACTGCGCCTGTCGAGCAGTTGCAAGCTATTGTGAATGCAATATTTCCTGGCTGTGTATACGTCAATCAGGACTTTGACACATTGCAGTTTCATTCCGAGGACCTGAACGTACCAATCTCTAACGTTTCTGTCCTGCCTTATCGTGACGTCTATGTACCGCCTCGGTACGACTCTCTACGCCCACGGTTGATTACGTCGATGCCTCGTCGACGCCCTACGACTATGCGTGAATCTCTCGTCGCTCTTCTGAAACGTAATGCTAACGTCCCGGACATGGCCGGTGTTGTCGACATTCCCGCTCTCGTCTCGCGTATGTTCGAGTCCGTCGTTGCGGTCCTCATGAAGACGGATTTCGATGAGATTCAGTTGTCGGCTGGAGATATTGCGGATTGGCTTCATGATCAACCACCGGCCGTCGCCGAGAAATTGCTTGAACCATTGGGTACGCACGAGATGGAAATGACCTCGTATGAGTTCATGATTAAACGTGACGTTAAACCTGACTTGACTAATAATGCCGCCTACACCTATTCGGCACTGCAAACTGTTCTGAGTCACCCGAAGACGATAAACGCGATTACTTGTCCTATGATTCGTCGTTTGAAAGAAAGGATACTTGGCGCGTTACCATCGAATATTCTGTTCTTTACAGAAGTCACTCCGGACGAGTTTTGCGAGAAGATATCACGAGTTATACCTCCTGCGCTATCTGCCACCATACGCCAATCCTTGGAGGTTGATATCTCGAAATATGACAAAAGTCAGGGTATCGTTGCGTTGGTCTATGAGTGTCGGATGATGAAATTCTTTGGTGTTCCCGATTGGTTTGTTTCTATGTGGTTCCGTGGTCACATCGCCACAACTTTTTCCGACCCGACTACTGGTATACGCGGACGCATTGCTTTTCAGCGGAAATCGGGGGACGCGTCGACCTACCTTGGGAACACGATGTTCTTGCTGGGAGTTCTTCTCGCGACGTTCAAGTACTCTGAAATGGACCTACTCTTGTGTAGTGGTGATGACAGTTTGATCCTTGGTCGCGATTTTGATGCTGGTGTTGATGTTCAGGACTTCAATTTGATCTTTAACTTGGAGACGAAGTTCTTGCGGTACCAGCATTACTACTTTTGTTCGAAGTACCTCTTTTCTGATGGACAACGTTGGTGGTTGGTACCGGACCCGGTCAAAGTGATGGTGAAATTGGGACGACATGATTTGGTTAATTGGGAGCACTGTGAGGAGTATCGCGTTTCCTACTCCGACAACGTTGTCGCCTACGCAGACGCCAGAGTCGCGACAGTGCTAGCGAGAGCTGTCCGAGAGAGATACGCCTATGCTGATGTGAACATTGAGACGCTGATTTCAGCCTTGCATGTCATTGCATCACCTGATTATTTTTCTTCGCTTTTCTTTACTCTTCCCTCTGATGTTCTGTGTCATGATGTTTCACGCCCAACACTTGATAATTAGAATTTAGAGTCCTTTTCTTTCATTATCATGTGTCATGCAGCGACATTGTGTTGTCTCTTTGCCTTCGGATTCGTTTTCGGAGCCCTTGCTTGGCCATTCGGTGGTCAACACCATGCCCCGGGCTGTGACACCCGTCCGTCCAAGCTCGTCTCCGATCCGATCTCTCTCATGGGTTATAGAAATCTGTCTGATTTTTCTTTTCTTCAGCGTCTTCGTGACTCTTGTGGTACTCATCCTTTCCCTTCTTTATTTTTGGCACCAATTACCTTCGCTCATGATTGCTTTAAAGTCTTTTCTCATTACTTCTTTACTGGAGGAGATGAATGCCCCTATGACCATCGATGTTACCGACCCCGCCGTCTAGAGCTTTCGGCGTCGTGGTTTACGTCCGACACGGTCTGTGACGCTAACGTGCCGGACGAGTCCTCTTTCCTGGAGTTTCAGTATTGTGGTTTGCCGAATGCGACTTGGTCACAGGGGTATTATCGCTTCTCCGGTTCATTTGTGTCATTTTTCCCGGCGGGCTGTTTTTTACCGGAGTGCGGAGTGGTTGACTTGAAGACTGGTGTTGGTATTCCGGACGTGGAGTTGGCTTTTCCGGTGGTGGTGAAGGCAGACACACCTGCATTTGCTCGTGTTCTCTACACGGAGAGGTTGGTTCGTCCGGCTCATTTCCTCTCGAAAGACGGCGCGCATGTGTGTTTTGCTTATAAATCAACTTCCGGATGTCTTCTTCAGTCCTATTCTGTGTCTGCTTTGCGTGAACACTTTCTTCTGTCCCCCTTGTCTTCCCCCCGAACATTTCTTGGTCCTGGTTGGTCATTTTCGGAGGGTAAATTTTTTCTACACGACGCTCTTGAGGCGCGCCGTGATGCTTTTTGTGTTCACGTTAAATCTTCTTCGCGTTCCCTTTTTGCGCAATTCACTCAAGGTATCGTCTCGGTTCTTATCTATGCTTTGCGTCCGGTTGTCGACGTTATCTTTGATATAGCTGGCTCCTTGTTGCGTACTCTTGTGAATTCCTTGGTGACCGATGACGCGCTATTTCATATTGCGCAGTTTTCTTTGTTGCATGCGGCCCTTTATTATTTTACTACCAATCTTTATTTTCATGCTATTCTTGCTCTTCTTTTTGTTGTCCGTTCCCTGACATCCCAGTTATAAATTAGCATGTAAAATCTTTCATTATCATGGCTACCGTGAGACGCCGACGTGCTGTTCCAGCGACAACTAAATCTGCAACTAAGCAGCGGAAGGTGCCGCGTCCTCGTCTGCGCCGCTTGCGGCGATTGGTCGCCGCCGCCCGCTTGCAACCACGGCGGGTGAACAAGGATGTTATGACGGAGGTGGTACAGTCCGTCACCTCTTCTTTTCGTCGTACGCCCTTTGTCATTGCGGCTTTGATCGTTCTTGCCATCGCCCTGACGAGCACCTCCACTTCCGGGCCTGTACATTCTTTCTGTCAGACCCGGTCCGATGCGCTGTGCAAGTACTTTGTCACCAACTATGATAAGGTACTAGGGTATATGATTTTTGCTGTCGCCGTTGTCGATATACCCTATGCGTACCGCATCGGTTCCGCCGCTGCTGCCCTTCTCTGGGTCTACGTGATTCCGGAGGCGTCCCCGGTTGAGTATGTTATTCAAGCTGCCATTCTGCACTCCTTTTTCCGCGTTCGTCTTGAAGGTTCCCGTTTTTTGCTTATCGCTATCGCTGTTTTTGCCTATTTTTGTGGTTTCATTGTTTTCAAAAAGTAGTTAGCGTTCTTTAGGTTCATTCTGATGGATCATCCCTTCCAGCTTTTTGTTTTTCTCGCGGTCCTTCTTTTTGTGTTTTATCATCCTGATGTCCCTCAAACTTCTACCGTCCCCCGACGACCTGAAAGACCTCTTCAGGACATTATTTCCGCGCCGTCGCGGTGTCACTTCAACCCGCGATTCTTGTCCGACGCTCGTGCCTTCGTCCAAAAGCACACTACCGCTGTTACGGAAGAACGGCCCGTTGATTGTCAGCTCGTCAATGGTACTCGTCTTCATACTCTGGGCCGGATGGAGGGTATTTCTTACCCCCTCTACTGGGCCGGTGATCGATGGGTGGTCGTTGACCTCCGATCCCCACGAAACTTTGCTCTACGCTCTCGCTCTTTGACACCGCTTTCCCGTGCTCAGTTTCCGGCTGTGTGTCTCTTTGATGATGGTGCGCACTATTTGTTTGGCGCGCGTGGTTGCGGGGTTTCTTTTGTTTGCCTGGCACGGCCTTTGGCTAGGCTGGGTCATTGTTCGTCCGTTGATCTTTGATGCGGGGGGTTTTTCTTTTCTTTTTCCCTCTAGGGTTCTGCCCGCCTGGTGTTTCTCAGCTTCATTCCAGTGTTTTTCTTTCTTTTTCTTATTTTGTTGGGCAAA